CCGTGGGTGAACGAAGGGGGCAGCGGCAACGGCAATGCGGTCACGACGATCCTTTTCTGACTTTGGGTTATTCATCACCTTGAGCATGTATTCGAGAGGGGTGAGGTTTTCGGCGGCTGCTTCGGCCGCGATGTCCTCAGGAACTCCGGGGGGCCGGAGACGAGTCCATGCAGGGCTTCCTGGCCAAACACCTCAATGTGGAGATGGGCCTCGCCCTCAAATCCCAGCGATGGGCCGGCGCCGACTTCTGGGACGCAGCCGCGGGAAAGGTGACTCTCGAGACCATCCTCGAGCGGTGCGAGGTGATCGAGGTCGGCGTTGACGGCGGCGGGCTGGACGACCTCCTCGGCTTTGCGGTCCTTGGCCGGGAAACCGAAACCGGAAACTGGCTTCTCTGGTCTCGCGCATGGGCTCACGAAATTGCCCTTGACCGTCGGAAGTCAGAGGCCCCGAAGTATCGGGATTTCCAGAAGGACGGGGATCTTGAGATTGTCGCCGAGGTAGAGGCGGGGATCCGGGCGGTCGGGGATATCGTGCGCAAGATCGACGCCTCGAGTCTCCTTGACCGGATCGGCGTGGACCCGTCCGGAACTGGCCTCATTGCCGATGAGCTGGAGAACGGCGACGAGAAGGGCGAAGGCAAGATCGACCATGACCGCATTGTCGGAATCTCCCAGGGCTGGCGACTCAACAGCGCGATCAAGACGATGGAGGTCAAGGTGGCGAGCCGGGCCATCATCCACAGTGGCAGCCGGATGATGCAGTGGTGCGTCGGGAACGCCCGGGTGGAACCGAAGGGAAACGCGATCCTGATCACGAAGCAGGCCAGCGGGACCGGGAAGATCGATCCGCTCATGGCGGGGCTGTCGGCGGTGGCGCTCATGGCCATGAACCCGGAGGCGAAGCAGACGAAATCGGTTTATGAGGGCATGTCGAAAGAGGAAATGGTGAGGAGGATGACCGGACAATGACCACAAACCTTCCCGAAAAGCTGCTCAGGCCCGCGAAGGTTGCGGAGATGTTGGATGTAGCGCCCTCTACGGTCTACTACTGGATTGCCACCGGGCAGATAGACGCCATAAAGCCGGCCGGGAAGACTATCCGAATCCCTCAGTCCGTCGTTGATGAGAAATTAAAACGCATTTTAGAGTAAGATTTTTTCCAACCTGTCCAACCTGTCGAGCAAAATCCTAAAAACCTGCCATCATCCCACCATAAAGGCAACCCGAAGCACGTTGATCATTATTCGCAGAAAGTGAGCACGGTATGAGGAAGTGACAGGTGCCCAACTGGTCGAAAAGATCAAATCCCGGCTTGGCGCGGCATGGTCCGCGTTCGATGTCCGGGATTTGCTCGTTTATGGGGGGATGTTCTCCATCGGCTATGGGCTCTATCAGCTCCATCCGTGGCTCGGCTGGACTGCATTCGGCGTCGTTTCGATGCTTCTCGGGCTCGGTTGGATCTTGAGGGTGCGTAAATAATGGGCAGCATTGCGAACATGGAAAAACGCGCAGCGCTTGGGGCGGCAGATGACTCCTGGTATCAGCCAGGCGGGTTTTTCTTTGGTGGCTCCGGAATAAAAACCAAGTCGGGCGCGGCGATCTCTGAAATGAACGCCATGCAGCTCGCCGTCGTATGGTGCTGCATCAAGGTCCTTGCCGAGGATTCTGCGTCGCTGCCTCTTCACCTGATGAAGGCCCGTAAATCAGGCGGGGCGGACAAAGCAACTGCCGACGACCGATACTACCTCCTGCATGACCGGCCGAACCCCGAAATGACAGCGATGTCTTTCCGGGAGACCTATGCCGCGCACCTCCTGAGCTGGGGAAACGGTTATGCGGAACAGGAAAGGACCGGCGGGCGGATCAACAGGCTGGTTTCCCTTTGGCCGATCACTCCAAACCGCGTCACTGTGAGGCGGAACGATAGAAAAAAGATTGTTTACAAAGTGACGATGGCCGGAACTGGCCTTCCGGACGTGACTCTTCCAAAAGAAAAAATCCTGCATACTCCGGGATTGAGCTGGAATGGTCTCGTCGGATACTCCCCCATCGGCGCGGCGCGTGAAGCCATCGGCCTCGGGAAGACTCTTGAAGAGTACGGTGCCTCCTATTTTGAAAACGGCATCCATCCGTCATTCATAATTTCATCGAAGGTCCCCATAAAAGATACGAAAGTGCGCCGGGAGGCTCTTGAAGAGGTTCATGGCGGGCTCGGGAAGTCTCACCGGGTTCTGTTCATCGAAGAGGCTGAAAAAGTCGAAAAGATGGGGATCCCGAACAACGAAGCGCAGTTCCTTGAAGCGCGAAAGTTCACAAACGTTGACATCGGGACCCGGATCTATCGCCTCCATCCCCATATGTACGGCGAATTTGACAAGGCTGTTGGATTCAATAGCGCAGAGCAATTTGCCATTGACTACGCCACGAAGACCCTTCGCGCGTGGCTCGTAAGGCTCGAGCAATCTTACAACATGGCCCTTTTGGACCCCTCGGAATACGGACAGTTTTTCTTCAAGCACAATATGGAAGGACTTCTCCGCGGTGACGCGAAATCGAGAAGCGAGGCCCTTCAGATTCAACGCCGTAATGGGGTCATCAACGCGGACGATTGGAATGAAATCGAGGATAGGAACCCGCTTCCGGGAGACCAGGGCAAAAAATACATCGTTGAAAAGAACATGGTTGACATCAACGACCTGGGGAAGGTGGCCAATGAGCCATATGTTCCACCGCCAGGAGAGGCGAAGCAATGAAACCGGCCTATGAAAAAGCGATCCCGCCGAAATACGAGACGCGGCAAAAAGAAAAAGAAAACGTCGGGAAGGAGGCGAAAGATGCCAGAAAAACGAAAGACCAAAGAGATTGAACGCCGCTGTTTCCCGGTGTCTGAGTTTCGGGCGATTGAGGATGACAAGGGCCTCCGGCATATTATCGGCTATGCGGCCGTTTTTAATTCCTTTTCCGAGGAAATGTACGGTTTTCGGGAGAAGATCGCTCCGGGGTGCTTCACGAAAACGATCAAAGAGGACGACGTTCGCGCCCTCTGGAACCACGACTCCAATCATGTTTTGGGCCGCAACAAGAGCGGCACGCTCACGCTTTCCGAGGATTCCAAAGGCCTGAAAATCGATATCCTTCCTCCTGATGCACAGTGGGCGCGGGATCTCATGACTTCCATTGATCGTGGGGACATCGACCAGATGTCTTTCGGGTTTGCGGTCAAGAAGCAGCTCTGGGAAGGCGAGTATCCAGACGAGATCAGAACGCTGATCGAGGTGAAACTGTATGACGTTTCCCCTGTTACCTTCCCGGCCTACCCCGATACGGAAGTGGGCCTCAGGTCTTTGGAGGAATACCGAAAAGGGAAAAACACCCCGCCGGCGGGCGGCGACCATAGGGCGGAGGACCGATGTAAAACCACAGTCCTCCTTAGCGAAGAGGACGAAGCATACCGAAAAATCATGTGCGTTTAAAGGAGGACACGGAAATGAACAAATGGCAGAAGAGGATGGATGAAGCCTTCAAGAAGATGGAGGAAATCAGAAAGAAGGCGGAAACGGAAAACAGGAGCCTGACCGCCGATGAAATGGCTCAGCGGTCCGCCCTGAAGGCGGAAATCGATCAGGCAAAACGGGAATGGGATGATTTCAAGGCCGAAGAGGAGCTGCGGGCGGATCTTTACGGGACCGGCACCGGCGCCCTGACCGTCGAAGGCGATCCCGCCCATCCTATCACCGGAGCGGATCAGCCGATCTATCGGGGGTCGAACGCGACGGCCCTCGGGCAGCAGCTGGCGGACGTTCGGATGATCTCCGATCCGAAATTCGATGGCCAGGAGGTCCGCAGCGCCCGCAGCCGCCTGGAGCAGAGCCAGAAACGGTATGCCCAGAGGATGGAGGCGTTGGCGCAGAAGGAAGAGCGCGCAGCAGCGACCGGCGGCGCGACCATCGGTGTCCCTTCGGACGGTGGTGTATTCCTCCAGGGCGAGACGGTGGCCGACCTTATGACCAACGGCTTCAATAACTCGGAAATCCTCCCCCGGATGGCGAAACGGACTCTTACTGCCACCCAGTTCATTGAGATCATCGGCATTGACGAGAAGTCTCGGAAAGACGGATCCCGCGGTGGCGGGATCAGGGTTTACACGGACAAGGAGCTCGGTTCCGTCGATCCTTCCAAGGCCCAGCTCAACAAGATCCGTGTCGAGCCCAAGAAACTGACCGGGCTGTTCTACTGTTCCGAAGAGTGGCAGCGCAACGTCACCTTCATGGGGCAGGAGGTCCGTCAGCTTTTCGGCGAGGAATTCGCCTTCAAGTGCCAGAACATCGGTATCCGTGGATCAGGTACCGGTGAAGGCCTTGGGGCTCTGAACGCGAACTGTCTCGTGACGGTTCCGAAAAAGACCGGGCAGAAGGCGGGAACGATTCTCACCGGGAACCTCTCGGATATGTGGGCGCGGTTCTCCGGCAAGAACCCGGCATGGTTCATCAACCGCGATTGCGGACCGGAGCTCGATGTGCTCTCCATCACGTCCGGAACCGGCGCCCTGGAGCCTCGCTTTGTCACCTATGATGCACAGGGCATCATGAGGATCAAGGGCGCTCCGGTTATCCCGATCGAGCAGTGCGAGACGGTCGGAACGGTCGGGGATATCATGCTTGCCGACTGGGGCCAGGTGGTGGCGGCCGATCAGGGGGACATCAACGAGGCAATGAGCGTTCATGTGAATTTCATCTACGGCCAGAACACCTTCCGGTTCACGTACTATTTCGATTGCCAGCCCCGCTGGGCGTCGGCAGTTGCCCCGTTCAAGAGGTCGAATACGGTGAGCCCTCTGGTGGCATTGGCGACGAGAGCTTAACGATCAACCGCGCAGGCCGGGGCTTCGTGCCCCGGCACAGGATAAGGAGGAAAGGCAATGCAGCGAGTAAATAATGATTTTGTGGTTGTTCCCATGACCTTCCCGACCGTTGACCAGACGGGCACCATCTCGTCCGACATAATCAGTCTGAAAAATTACGGCCATGCCGATCTCGTGATTCAGGTAGGCCCGATCGGAAAAGCCGCGGCTGTTACTCTCGACAAAAGCGCAGCGGTGGCAGCGGCAACGGCAGATTGCGCCTTCACCCGCTACCTCAGCACCGGTTTCATTCTGGAGTATGACGGAGCGTCCGTCGATACCCCGGCGGCGAAGGGCGAGACCGTCACGGGCGCTGGCGGCGGAGTCGGCTACATTCACCAGGATTTGGGCGGAAAGCTGATCTGCTACGCCTTCAACGGAACCACATTTGTGGACGACGAAGTCCTTACCTTCTCGGGCGGAAAGACGGCCGTGGCCAACGGTATCCAGAAGAATGAGGACATCATGGTCCCCCGGACGGCTACAAGCAATACGTTCGACCTCGCGGCCGTGGCAAGTAAGCAGTACATCATCCCGATCGACGCCGCGGATCTTGGCGATGGGTACGACTGTGTTCAGGTTGAGATTGCCGACTGTGATACGGCAACGCATGTTACGATCTTCGCAATCCTGAGCGAGCCCCGCTACATCGGCGAGATTCCCGAAACGGCGATCTACGATTAACCCCGGAAGGCGGGGAGTGATCCCCGCCTTTTTCTGAATGGAGGAAAGGAATATGGAACTCTGTAATATCAGAATGGAAGGGGTTGACGGAAATCTCGTCTTTAAGACGAGCGCCGGGGATATCATCGCCACCTGGGATAATACGAACCGGAAGTTGTCTTTCCCCTCAGGCAGCACGCTGGAAGTTCTCGGGACGGCAACTATCGTTGATGGGGCGATCGCGGCGGGAGATATCGCCCTGGCAACGGGAAGCCTCTTCATTGGTGCGGCAGGGAAAGCTGCTGCTCTTGACGCAAAAGCTGACGGGAAAATCCTGATCGGTAACGGAACCACGGCCGCGATGCAGAGCATCGGGACGGATGCGACTCTGAGCAACGCTGGCGCTCTCACAATCGCCAATAACGCAATCACCACGGCAAAGATCCTTGATGCCAACGTAACGGCGGCAAAACTTGCCAACGGTGCCGGAGTTGCAGCTCTTTTGACAGCCGGCCTCGGCGGGTCCGATTCGATCATCAAATCCGAAACCGGGTCACACACCCTTGTTGCGGCTCACGGCACAAAGGACCGGGCCTGCATCGTCGTGGCAGTCGTCACCGAAGCCTTTGCCACCGGGGACACTTCCCGGACCATCATCACGGTAGGCGAGGCCGATACGCCCGACAAGATGTGGGCGGCCACCGTGTTCCCGAACGGTCTCGCACTCGGGACGGTTCTGGTCGGGGCATTCACCAATTCGGCCACCAAGGCGATCACGGCGACGTCGACCGCAGCGGCCGGAACCGGGACGGGAGCCGTGGCCATCACCGTCCTTGCGATCCCGACAACCTAACCCATTCCCGGGCGGGGAGGTTTGCACCCTCCGGCCTCCCTGCCTTTTTTGAGGACACGACCATGACGGTCAGACTTATCACCACAATTCAACGGTTCTTCGGGCTGTCAACGGACTCAAAACCGACCGGAGTTGAACCGGGCTCGACCTTCTGGGCCTATGACACCGGGACCCTCTTCACCTCCTACGACGGAACGAACTGGATCGCCTACAGCGAAAACAGCGTTGTCCAGCCGGGGACGGTTGACCTTCATAATATAGCAGGAGCCGGTGACCTCTTCACGGCCACAGGCGGCTCGGTGTGGGTCGAATACTTCACATTGACACTGCCGGCCGTTTCGGTGGCCGACGATGTGGGCGGGATCACCGGGATCTCCGTGCAGACGGACACCACAACCGTGATCGTCCTGGTCGCCGCCGCCGCTGCTCTTGTCGCCGCCCTCACGCCGTCGAAAGTTTACACCTACGCGACTCCATTCGCCCTTCCGGGCGGGAAGAAGATCCAGTTGACCATCGTGGGCGGGACGGCAGAAGCGGACCCGGAGACATGCATCACCTCCCGCAGGTACCGGGCGATCAATCCGGCGGGTTATTTGGCTTAAAGGAAGCGGGCAGCGGGCCGGGATGTACCAGCATCCCCCTGAAGGGTAACAGGTGAGGCCCACCGCCCGGAGATGCGATACCACAAAAAGGGGGACAAGGCAAATGCAACCGAGCTGGTTTGAGCATGTCGATCTGATGCAGGTACTTCTCGCCGTCCTGGTCGCCCTTGTGGGGCTCCTGATCAGTGTCGGCTTGAAGGTTGGCTTTCGTCTCCTGATGAACAAGATGGACGATATGTGCGGGGAGATCAAGGGGAAAGCGGACCAGAGGGACCTGGATGCGAACGGGAAGGAACACGTGGAAATGTGGCGGCGGGTCAATCATCACAGCCACGTCATCAACTGCAACCAGGAGGGGTGCAAGCCTGAGTGCGGGCGGGTCGTAATTTCGGAGGGGCCGACGTGAATCATGACCTCCTCCGCGAAATGATCCGCCGTCATGAGGGCCTCAGCCTGAAGCCCTACAGGTGCCCCGCGGGAAAGCAGACGATCGGATACGGATGGAACATGGACGCCCACAAGCTCCCCGGGGATGTTGCATCCTGCCTGAATTACAACGGAGCGATCACGAAGACCCAGGCGGAGCGGTTGCTGAATATTTCGATCGACATGGCGGAGCGTCAGACCCGGGACATCTTCACCGCCTTTGGCTGCTTCACCGAAAACCGACAGGCTGCCCTAGTTGACTTTGTTTTCAACGTCGGAGTCGGCACGGCCCTGAAGTTCAAAAAGATGCTGGCAGCGATCACGGCGGGAGATTGGGGAAAGGCGGCCGACGAGGCATACGACAGCGAATGGCGGAAACAGGTCGGTGATCGGGCAGAAGAAATCATCGGGATGCTGAGGGTGGGATGAAGGAAATCGAGCAGAGATATCAGCCGTTAAATTCGTCCCTGTGCGGGCAAACCTGCATTGCGATGATCGCCGGAATATCTCTCGGGGACGCGATCCGGAGAGTAGGGAAAACGAGCGGGACAACCGGTCCGGACCTGCATAAAGCTCAGCCCGGAGGTGCGGCATTCCGTCCTCTTCGCAGATGTCCTGCAAGAGATTATCGGCCCTCTCCCGGTACTCTTGAGGGAGGAGCCC